AGGTAAAACCAATAAATACTTGGAACGTCCTGCTAGACAACATGCAAAAGAAATGGCTAAAGTAATTGCCAAGGCTGCAAGAGAGGGCCGATAATGAAGCACTCACCAGCAGAAATAATTGTGGCTGATTTAATTCACAACGAAATAGGTACGGATTACCGTAATGGTAACCGTTGGGCATGTTACGTTGATATGGCTCCAAGCCCTGAACCACAAATAAAAGTCCCAAAAGAAATCATAACGGTATATAATACAACAGGAATTATTGACGGGCGATATCAAACAGACAGACACGGTGCTAATCGTAAAACGGTTGAACATCCTGGACTGCAAGTTATCGTACGTAGTGTTAATCCTATTGATGGATACCGTAAATGTACTGAGGTGTCTGACAGATTTGATGCTATTTTACGTAGTGAAATTATTGTGGCAGATGACAAAGACTACGTCATACAAGCAATAACCCGTAGTACGAATGTAGCTATTATCGGCGAAGACCCTATGACTAGGCTTACCAATCACTCTGTAAATGCAATCATTACTTATAGATTGCAAGAATACACTTAAATTTGAAAGGAGAAATCCATGGCTATTATGGAAGATGGATTTAGTACAATTATCTCGTTTCCTTCCCCTTATGACGCTATTGCTTTTGCCGAGAAGACCGTTACCCCTCCGGGAATAAGTGGTGGTGGTAGTAATGACGTTACTACTATGCGTAATACTGCTTGGAGAACTTTTGCTCCTAAAAAGCTAAAGACTCTAACAGACGTTAGTGCTGAAGTTGCTTATGATCCTGATGTTTACGATGACATCGTAACTATGGTCAACACAAACCAACTAATTACAGTTACTTTTCCTGATGGGAGTACCTTAGCTTTTTACGGTTGGTTGGACGAGTTTACTCCAAACGCAAACGAAGAAGGTAGTCAACCTACAGCTAACATTACACTTATTATGAGCAATCGTAATGCTTCAGGTGTTGAAACTGCTCCAGTTTACGCTACTACTACTCCCGCACCGTAAGGATAATGTATAATGCCTGTTGAACTTACTATGAACCTGCTATTGCTGTTTAATCAAACTAAAACAGTAGATGGGTTCTTGGTACAAACTGAACCTAATGCTAATACGAGCATAGCTCAAAGCAATGGTACAGCAATAAACGAGCAAGATTTGCTCTGGTTCGACAAAGGACGTGTATTATCTGCCGGAGCCAGTGAAGAAATTGATTTAGCAGGTAGTTTGAGTGATGCTTTTGGAGATACTATTACTTTTGCTAGAGTAAAAGGCATTAGTATTCAAAACACTAACATTACTGCTGGAGATGTTTTACGAGTTGGTGGAGCTGCATCAAATGCTTTTCCTTTGTTCGTAGACACTAGCGACAAATTTGATATTGGTCCAGGAGCATACTTCCTTTACCAAGACCCAAGTGAAGCTGGTAAACCTGTAACTGGTGGTACTGGTGACCTCTTAAAATTTGAAGAGATCGGCGGTGCTAACGACCTTACTTTTGACATTTTAATTTGGGGTGCAAGTGCTTAGTAGCATTTCTCCCAGAAACTAGTTTTTAGAGGACGACACTATTATGACTAATCCTATTGTATTTAACTTAGAACTTGCTGAAGAAACTGTTATTCTTAGGGACAAAGAAGGTAAAGAACAATCTATTCTTGTACGAGAACTCACTGGAGATCAAAGAGACAAGTGGATGACAATTACTGCCAAGAAACTTAGGACTGACAAAGCAGGTAACAACACATTAAGTTCATTTGATGGAATTCAATCCAGCCTTATATCCCTCGGTTGTTTTTACCAAGGAGGTGATAGAGATGGAGAGAATGTAACGTTTGATGAAGCTAATAATTGGCCTGCTAGAGTTAATAAGGCTGTTTTCGATATGATACAAAAAATGTCAGGCTTAGATAGTGAAGCTCTAGAAACTGAGGGAAACTAATGCAGGGTGAGGAGGAGTTCTGGTATGAGCTTGCTTCTCACCTGCATCTTCCTGTTCAACAATGTAAACAACAAACGACCAGTCGAGAATTTGTTAGATGGAGGATTTACTTAGATAAATCTTATAGTCGTCCAACAAAAGAAGACTGGTTGTTTGCTAATCTTAACGCCACCATATTAGCTGCACACGGTAAGAAAGGCGTCAGAATTAAAGACTGTTTAGTTACGTTTGAACCTAGTCTTGAAGTAAACAAACCTAAACAGACTATTGAACAAGCCACACAAGGTTCTAAAGCAAAGTGGCTACAAGGTCTTGGTATTGTAGAAAGTAAATAATGGCATTTCAGTTAGAAAGAATGGTTGTCAACCTAGTTGGTGATACCAGTGGGTTTAATGACGCTTTTACTAGAGCCAGTAGAGTATTAGATTCTTTTGGTGCTGTTCTAAGAAAAACAGGAATGGCAATTACTGCTGGTATAGGTGTTCCTTCTGTTCTTGCTGTTAAACAAAGTATACAAGCGTTTCAAGACTTTGATAGTGCTATGACTCAGTCAACAGCTATCATGAGAGATATGACTGATGAACTAAGAGGCAGTATGGAAGAACTTGCCATTAGTATTTCTCAAAACAGCATTAAAAGTGCTAGAGACTTAGCTGAAGGTTATTTCTTCTTGGCTTCTGCCGGTATGAATGCCGAAGAAGCTATGGCGAACTTGCTATTGGTTACTGAGTTTGCCCAAGCTGGTATGTTTGATATGGCTAAAGCTACTGACCTTGCTACAGATGCTTTTAGTGCCTTGGGTATGAAAACAGGTACAGCAGCAGAACAAGCAATGAAATTACGTAGAGTTACAGATACTCTGGTGGAAGCTAATACTCTAGCTAATGCTACGGTAGAGCAGTTTAGTTTAGCACTAACAACTCGTGCTGGTGCAGCTATGAAAGCCTACAATATTGAGCTTGAAGAAGGTGTTGCCGTACTTGCTGCAATGGCCGACCAAGGTACAAAGGCTCAACGTGCTGGTACTGAGTTTGACCGTCTTCTACGTTTGCTTACAAAAGCCAGTATAGAAAGTAAAGAGGAGTGGCAAGAACTAGGGTTCACTATATTTGACAGCTCTGGCGATTTACTCCATATGGCTGACATTATAGCCAATATTGAAGATCAAATGGTGGGGTTAAGTTCAGAAGCAAAAGTAGCTCGTTTGGATATGATGGGTTTTGAAGCTCGAGTACAACAAGTTATTTTGCCTTTGCTTGGTACTAGTGATGCTATTAGAGAATACAATCAACAGATGATTGAGATGAGGGACACTACGAGTAAAGTTAGTGAAGAACAACTTAAATCTCTAGCGTCTCAATTGATTCAATTAAAGAATAACTTTGAAGCATTAAAAATACAAATAGGTCAAGCATTAGCTCCTATCGTTTCAGTTATAGTAGCTGGTTTTAATAAACTTATTGACATACTGATCGCTATACCTACTTGGATAAAAGTCACAGTACTAATAATAGGTGTCTTAATTGGTGCTTTTGGTGTTTTCCTAATAATGTTAGGAGCTTTACTAAGTGCTATTGCAGGAGTAGTGGCTGCAATGGCAGGTATGGTATTAGCTATAGCTTTCTTACCAGCAATAGTCATGGTAGGTGCTGCTGTTATGGCTCCTTTAATTACAATATTCCTAACGTTTGTAGCAGTCGTAGCAGCATTAGTAGCTATTATCTACGTATGTATAAAAGTCTACAACATGATGAACAATCTTTTGGGGAATTCATCTGAACTAGTTAAACAAAATGCTGCTGATGTTAAAAAACACGCAGATATGATGAACGCTTGGGTTTCTGCTAATAAAGATTACATAAATGGTCTACAACAATCCATAGATGCTGCTAAAGACAATAAAGAAAAATTAGCAGCATATGGTACAGCTATTGAAAAAGCTGAGAAGAAACTTAGTGTCTTGAAAAATAGCTTAGGAGCTATGATCGAGAGACAAAAGGAGATGGCTAAAGCTGGTGATGAGAGTAGTGCCGAATATCAAAACTTAGTAGCACAGATAGAAGCCTACAAAGCAGGAATATCACAAACAGAAGCAGCAGTTAAAAGATGGAAGAAAGAAGCTGGAGAGCTTAACAAAACTCTAACAGAACAAGCAGAAAAAGCAAGAGAAGGTAAAAAAGCAGCACAAGAACTTAATGCAGATTTATCTAAACAAATAGCAACATTTGGCATGAGCCAAAATGAACTAAAACTATACGAAGCAAAAATGAGAGGAGCAACAGACGCTCAATTGTTAGCTGCAAGAGGAATGATGGTAACCTTACATCTAATGGAAAAAGGTAAACAAGCTAGAGAGGAACAAAGACAGGCAGCACAACAGTTAAGAGAAGAAACTAATAATTTAATAGATTCCATGCAAAGAGAAGCACAAGTACTTCTTATGGGTGAGAATAATGTAAAACTTATGGAGCTAGCTCAAAAAGGATTAAGTCAAGCTAAGTTAGACGAGTTAAAAGCTCAAATGCAACTTAACGAACAAATGAAAAAAGCTCAAGAGCTAATGAAAACAGGTCAAAAGCTGATGGACAAACACAAATCAGCTCATGAAAAAATAATTGAAGAAGCAGAAAAATTAAATGAGTTACAACAAAGAGGACTTATTACTGGTGAAGTAGCTGAAAAAGAATTGCAAGGCTTTATAGACAAGATTGAAAAAGAAAACCAAATTAACATTAAAACAAACGTACTAGGTCCAGAAGCTATGGAAGCTGGTAGTATTGCAGCATTACAAGCACAAGCACAAGCACGTATGAATGCAACAGCCGCAGCAGCAGCAAATGCTAATGCAGGACCAACAGCAGGAATGA